AAACGCGCGGGTCTTGACAGAGAAGTGCAACCGCTGCAACATTCATACCGTTTGCTCTAAGCTCTCTTGATAATTTTATTCTCTCACAATTTTTGTCTCTAAAACTTTTACCACCCGATAAACCCAAACCAAACGTTTGAACTCCAGCGCTAGCTGATACTGAACATACATCTATTCCAGATGGTACAAGTCCTGGAGCTGTTGCAGTTGGTGGAGCTGATTTAATATTAGATGTACTGTTGTTTGTGGTTGTGCTGGCAGAACTACTACCTGCTGAATAAGTTGTGCTGTTAGTGTAACCACCTGTGATGGATGTATTAGATCCACTAGAGTTGGTTTGATTTGTTGTTTCTGAGCGCACGGGAGTTACAAACCATGTCATTAAAAATACCAGGGTTACAATTATAAATATAATCCATTCAGTTTTTTTCATCCTTTTTATCCACCTCATAAAACATTCGGTCGGAGTCCTCAGTTACTAGGCCTTTATTCTCAACGTTCCAATATGTTGTTTGGACTTTGTAGTCTGGCCAATGATCCTTCACGGTAAAGCTTGGGACATTCCAGATCAATCTATTGTTTGGTTGAGCGGCAAAGTTGCCGTTTTCTAAAGCAAGAACATGAGCACACTTATGTTCTTGAGGTATTTCTGAGTGCTCGACGTCCAGTATATTACTATCTGGAGCCGCCCAGTCAATGGTAAATAAGTACTCGCCGTGATAAAATTTTTTATCTATACCTCGGAACTTACCTTTTTCTCCTACTAAAAAATCAAAGCAATGCACACTAGGATGATAACTAAAACAGTTCCACAGTTCCAACTCGTGTACTGACATATCCGGCACTTTGGCTCGGTCATGCGATTTTTGGAAAAACGCTGAGATAGGCAATCGCCAGTAACACGCACCATTCTCCAACATACAGTGGAATAGTATGGCACGTCCTGCAATACTTGTAATACCAAAGACCACAACGTCTTCAGCTTCTCCATGATGTTCTTGTAAATCATATAAATACTCCCTTCTAATTTGACAATAAATCGGAGGTATATTTGCGTTTAAATAAGCCATAGTTAATCATAAATATCACCCCAAGTTTCTCCTGATTCATAGTCAACTTTATTGGGGACTTCTAAGTTAACAGCATTTTCCATAATCTCAATAATCTTTTGAGCATGATCAGGTGACTCAACAGATAAATCTAATTCATCATGTATTTGTATATGTGCAATAATACCTTCTTTGTAAAGTTCTACCATGGACTTTTTTGTCATATCTGCAGCAGAACCTTGAATAAGTTTATTTAATGCTTTGTATGTGTAAGCTCTCTTGATCCCTGGTCCATGTTCCTTGAGCGCATCTTCATGTGGCATAGCTTTGTGCATACCAAAACTATTGGGCTCCCATAAATGAAACCTACATAGTCGTCCTAGTAACGTTCTAATCTGACCACGATCTTGTGCACGATTTGATGTAGCATTCATCAGTTGTTTTACAAATGGTACTCTTGCATGATATTGATTAAATAATTCTTCTGCCTTTTCTTTTGTAACACCGAGTTCGGCTTGTAATTTATTTTTACCCATCCCATAAAACAATCCAAGATTAATTGTCTTTGCTTGTGTCCTTGGTATCCTTGCCATGTCAGCAACAATTTGGTGAAAGTCTGTTGAAGTATCATTATTATAAGCATCAATAACATCATTGACCGATGGATATTTAAATAGTGATGCATAATGCACAACGAGTCTTGGTTCTTGTTGAGAGTAATCAAAGCATCCCCAAGTATGTTTTTTTTCTGGTAAAAATAAAGATCGAATCAGTGGTCCAAGATCCTTGTTTCTTGCTGGGAGCTGTTGCAAGTTTGGATTATTGTAACTAAAACGTCCTGTTACTGTGCCCCCAGTATCTGATCTTATCTGATTAATTTCTGCATGGATTCTGCCTTTGTGTTCGTATTTAATAATTGTATCAATAAATGTTGTATGTGCCTTGTTTATTTCTCTCGCTTTTGCTATCTTCTGAACTAAAGGATGTTTATGTTCTTGCAAAAAATTTTTGGTAAAAGACGGTGACTGAGTTTTTTCTGTTCTTTGATAATCTAGTGAGAGCTTATCAAAAACTTTGGCAATCGATCTGGCAGCCCATATTTGGGGCTCTATGTTTGTCTCTTTTTTTACTTGCAGCAATAACTCTTCTTCTTGTGAAACTAACTTTTGTTTCAATTTGTGAGCTCTTTCAACGTCCACTCGCACGCCAAGAAAACGCATGTCTACCAGACAAGGAAAAAGATCCGTCTCTAAATTAAAAATACTTTCAATGTCTTGATGAATAATTTCTTTCTTCATCATTTGCCATAAATCAAAAGTTAACTCAGCATCTCGCTCTGCATACGATCCAACTTCCATCGCTGGGAGTTGCCACATGTCTGCTTTTGGATCAAGTCCTCTAGACTTTGCTGCTTCTATTAATTCGTTTTCAGATTTACCATAACCAAGATAATCCCAACCTAAACTATTTAAACTATATTGATAACGATTCTCGTTAACAAGAGATGCTGCAATCATTGTATCAACGATTAAACCATTTATCTTTATATCTAAATGACGTAACCAACATACATCATACATTGCATTGTGAAAAATTTTGACAGCATCCGTGGACATGGTATCTTGTAACCATGACAGAACTTTTTTTCGAGGCATGTTTGGACCTGATGCGTGAGCGATCGGAAAATAAAACTTCCGACCAGAAACAGCCACAGCAATCCCTACCACGTCGCCGTTTCCTATCACCGATCCTGAACCTAATTTTCTCAAATCGGGATCCCGAGTCTCCAAGTCAATCGCAATCTCATCGTAAGACCTAAGATCTGGAAACTCTTCTGGCTCTGTCCATTCTGTTTGTGCTTTGAAAAAAGGTATTTTCATTTATCCCATTCTTTTCTAAGTCGATCTATTTCTAATTCACAATAGTGAATTATTTTATTTAAATCTTTTATTTGATCTTTCTTTAAATATCTCACAACATATTTAATGATATTACCTTGAAAAAAATTTAATTTATTTTCCATAATAAAATCAAAGGGTTGTATCTTTAATTTATAATGATCTCCACCTTCTTGTCTATCGGATGCTTTTTTAAAAAAATCTTTGTTTGTCATAACTGATAACCATGCCTTTCTTTTTTTGCTCTCATTAAATAAAGATTATTTTTAGCACGAGTTGCTCCAACATACCAGACTCTATGTTCTTCATCGCTTTTTACATGATCATGCATAATAGCGTCTCTAATTTTTTTAGAGTTATCTAAAATTAAAACTACAGAATCTTCTTCACCACCTTTGGCTGCATGAATTGTTGATAATTTTATTCTTGCATCTTCTGTTAACTTTTCACCATTTGACAACATGTGTCTTAAATAATCTCTTTCTACCATAGGCACCGCTGTAAAAACTTCATACCATAGTTTTGTTTTATCTGGTTTACTATCACAACACTCCAATATATCCTTTATCTCATTATCTTCTAACAGCTCACCTTTAGTCCACCTTGTGTAATTCACAATTGTTTTATAAAGTTTTGCCTTAAAACTTTTACCTTTTTTATACTGATAATACAATCCCATCTCCTGTAATTTTTTCATAACATCCTTGAGTCTGGTATTTGTTCTTGCAAGAATTAACCACTTACCTTTTTTTAAATCTAATTGCCCAACGTTATTGACATACTCAATCCTACCTTCAGTTTCTCTTGGCAAATATTTTTTGTATACTTTAATGCCTTGTATTCTTTCAGTAATAACTTTTGATAATTCTTGAATAGATTTTGGTATGCGTCTTGATTGTGTTAGGATTTGTTCTGCACCAGGCTCCTCAATAAAACGTGTAACATCTGCTCCTGCCCATTGAAATATCGCTTGGTCATCATCTCCTGCAAGATAAATATTGTTAGTTTTAGTTTTAAAAATATCATACATCATCCACTGTAGAGGTGAAAGATCTTGAGCCTCATCAATAAATATAGCATCAAAGTTTGGACACAATTCAGGTTTGTTAACAAATCTTTTTATCATGTCATTAAAGTCCAATAAATTATTTTTCTTTTTATATTCAGCTAAGTTTATAATAATGTGACGTAAAAGACCTGGATCAATGTCTCGGTCTTCATACTCTTCAATATCTTGATTCTGCATTTTATTTATAATTTGAAAATAAATATTATCCGATGTTAGATAATGTATTTGTTGATCGTTAAACTTATCGACGTAGTTTACCCGTATGCCAAGTATCTTACCTAAGTCTTCATAGTGATAAGGTTGCATCACACTATCCTCACTAAGACCAAGAGTATGAAATGCAAAAGCGTGAAGTGTTTGAAAGTATTTTAATTTTTTATCAGGTAAATTTATTCGACTCTTTGCTTCATTCGCTGCTTTACGAGTAAAAGCAAAGTAGCCA